GAACGGCAGGTTTCCGTCGGACACTACCCTGATGACGCCCTCCCTGCCATAGCCCATCCTTACGTATCTGCCGGATGCCATGTCATAGTAGGCCGTGGGGTATTTGCGCTCCAGCTCGGTGGTGCTGTCAAGAGTGCTTCCATTGCTGAGGGAGCTCTTTGACGATAGCTTCAGCTGACGGGCTGTCTCGTAATTGATTTCCGGTTGTCCGGCCAGACAAGCCGTCAAGTCTGTCGGGTTGCGTGCGGCTATCATGTCTTTGAAAAACTCTATGCGGACGGTCTTGGCCACTTCGTCTGGAACAAACTCGCAACAGAACTTCTTGCGGAAGACTTCGAGCAGGGTGGAGCATAGGCAGTCGGGCACCAGGTGGGCCAGCAGGATGGTGCCGTTCACCAGCGCATCGGCAGTATTGTTGATGAACACCATGCTTTTGAAAGGCTCGGTCTCGGTGAAAAAATTCGGTTGCAAGGTATAGCCGAAATAGGAGAAGATACGTTCCAGTAGGTAGGTGGCACGGATGAAGGGCGTAATGTAGTAACCGGGATCAAGTGTGATTATACGGCTGTCCACCTTCTCTGTACGGGCATATGAGTTGTATAAGCCTTGTTTCCTTGTGACTCTGGGACGGACCTGCATCGGCCTTCCATTCTCGTCCATTACGCAGGTGACGTTCACTCCGCGTTTTTCCCCGTCCAGCTCGATGATGACGGGGAAGAGGGTGAAATGCGGATTGGTGTTGTCGAGCAACGAACGGCACCAGTTGATACCCTGCTCTACGGTTTCTACTCCGGGTACGGTCTCGCTGCCGAAAACGGCCGGTACGGCAACTTTCTCGATGCGCGAAAGGAAACTGCCCTCGTTCATGTAGAATGTCGTCGTTATCTTCTCTTTCCGCTTGGCACCGAGTATGGCTTGCCGGGCGGTCACACAGTAGTCACCGTCTCGGATGCTGCATGTGATGTCTGTCTGCGGCTTTTTACGGTTGGCCACCATATCGGGGTAACCGGTCAGTTCCCGGTTCAGGTCTGTATCCGGGAGATCTACCGGAAGTGACTGCTCACCATAATCATTGAAGAACAGATTCGGACGTTCGATTTCAATTTGCGTGTCAGGTGCCAGTTGATAGGCTTTTCCTGAAGAATGTACTATTTTCATGATGAAATGTTATTTGCTTCCTATTTTACGCGAACGGTTCCGCAATTCCTGCTTGCGTTCAAGTTCAGATAGAGTGACGGATGCTGGGATGCCTTCTTCATCAATACGGATGATTGCATTGGCCAGGCGTTCCATCAGTCTTGGAGGCAGAGAGGTTCCTGATGGCGCAGGCGGTACCGGCACTGCAGATTTCTGGGCATCAATGGAGCCACCGGATGAATAACCGGCCATTCGAGCACGGATTGCCTGGTTAAGGTCAAGTGTCCTTATGGTACCGGCCTGCTGGGACTTGTCCAGTATGTCAAGTATCGGTGCGACGGTAGGGTTGCTTACAGCTGCATTGCTGGCCACCCATTCTTTGGATTGTCCGGAAGGCCCTTCACCTACTATGACAGTAGGACGGTCAATGAATCCCCGTGCATCAGGGTCGTAGTCGGCATCGGGAAAGAGCTTTCCATCCTGGGCGCGCCGGACATCAATCTTGCCTCCGGACTGGCGACCGGTGGCAACGCGTGCGCCGGCACCGGAACTGCCGGAATTACTGCCGGAAAGAGTCATATTTTTGATTTTATCCCGTTCAGCTTTGGCACTGGCCAATTGTGCGGCTCCGGTCACGCCCATAAGGGCTGCTGCGATTGAACCCGCAATCGGTCCCAAATCTGCATATGCTTTCATGATTGACACAGCTGTGTCTGCGATGATTTGTGATGCCTTGATTGCAAAATTCACGTCCGCATATTTTTTCTGTATATCAAGCTTTTTCTGGGCCTTTTCGTTTTCCAGACGTTCCACTTCTTCCGTATTACCTTGAGCTGCCTCAATTTCCGCATCATATTTTGCATCGACCTGGTCCATTTCCGCTTGCTGCAATGCTTGAATGGCTCCGGAAAACAGACTGGAATAATAGTCAAACTGCTTTTTATAACTGTCCCGTTTGAGGCTCTGGACGGCTTGCTCATATTGTTCCTCAGTCAGAAACTGCTGTTCACGTGCGAGCCTGAGCTGTTCCAGTTCCGCATTGAACCGTTCCTGCTGTGTAGATAAGCCATACTGGTCACGAATGGACTGGATACGTTGTTGATGTTCGGATTCAAGTTGTTCCTTAGCTCTAAGGTGGGCACTGTCCAATTCTGTCGTATCAAGATTGTTTTTCTCAGCCATTTCCTTACGCGCCTGGTAGGATGCCTCAAGAACCTTGAGTTGCGCGGCATAATCTTCATCAACTGTAGTAACCTTGAACTCTGATTTGAAGTCCTTGACAAGGGTATTCAGCTTTTCCTGCAGTGAAGCACGCTTGGCATTCGCCGCCTTCTCCGCATCAATGACACGTTGATTGGACTTCCGGACGAGATTTTCCTTGGTTTCTGCATTGGAAATGGCCATGGATATGGCGTCCTCATAATAAGACTGTTCTATGATGAGCCTATTTTCCGCATACGATTTTTCAAGTTCGAGTACCAGCATTTCATGTTGTTCCTTACTCATTTTTCCTGATGCCAGAAAAGCTGAAAGAGCGGCAAACGATTCATTATACCATTTCTGTTGGGATTGCAGTTCTTCCTCCCTTAATGCTTCAAGAGACTTGGCGGCTTCCTGCTCCGTAGAGACTTTTGCTTTCTGCTCTTTTTCTGCAGCCGACTTTGCTTCTTTGGCAGCCTTTTCAGCCTTCTTCCTGGTCGCGTCAGAGTCCTCTGCCGGGAAACGTTTGTTGTATATTTCCTGGGCTATTTCTACATACTCACCGGCTGCGTCCTTGTTGTTCTTTATCCAGGCTTGCAACTGAACCTTCTCCATCTTGTTGAAGTTCTGGCGTGCTTCTGCAAGCTTCTGCTGGTTCTTGACGGTTTCTTCAATAGTCTGGCCGTTCAGTTGTTTCAATTTCTCTTCGGCACCCAGAATGAGGTCACCATACTTTTTTATATCCTGCTCTATCTGTGGGAGAGCTTCAGTATTGATGTATGCTGTCGGTGCCGCAAACATGCCGTTGCTCTGGAAAACAGTCCTTCCACCTTGTTTCTGCTGTTCCAACAGATTCTTATATGCCTGGCGGTATTCTTCCAATTGCTCTGTTGTTTCCCGGATGGCTTTCTGATTCTCAAACTTTAGCAGCGCCCTTTGTTTCTTAAGGAATTCCTCCACCTTTTCGCCTGAAATTTCGATGGCATTCCCGTACTGGTCGAATGCTGTCGCTGCGCCAGGTACCATGTTCCTTATCTGGGCTATGACATTGGCCAACTCTTTCTGTTCCTCAGCGGAACGGGAGGACTTGCCGGTCAGTTCCTCGTATCGGTTCAACAGTCCCGGCAATGCGCTCTCAAGCTGTACCATCTTGTCGAAATGGTTCTCGTAAGTTTCCGTATAAGTGGTGAACATTTCCCCAAGTTTAGTGAAGAATCCATTGGCATACTTCAACATGGATTTCCAGAACGGCTCCAGCTTTTTTCCCACTTTATTGAAAAAGGCATCCATTGTGTCTCCAAGGTTGGACTGGATTCCTTCAAGTTCCTGCATCTGCACGGCCATGGAACCGGCAATGCCGTCGACACGACCGAGAGAAAGAAGATAATCCTTGATGGCATCCTCAGAATTGCGCACTTCGGTAGTCACTCCTCGGAAAGAGAACTTTGTAGTCTCCCCGGATTTGGAAGCCTTGATACCGAACTCCTTCAGACGTTCGTTCTCCCCGGTCATCGCATCAAGTATAGCCTCAATGAGCTGATCGACGGACTTTCCTTGGGAAGCGGCAAGGTCTCCCATGTTGACAAGCTCCTGGCTGGTAGGCTTGACCCCACGATTAACCAGCTTGATATATGCTTCGGTCCATTCCTGCAAGGACGATGGGGTGTCTGCTGCCAATTGCTGAAGCATCTTCATGGCATCATTGGCCTTCTTCTGCGACTGGAAAGTATTCCGAAGGACTGCCTCGTATTTGGCGAATTCCTTGCGTGTCTCGTATGCCTGGTTATGGACATCCTTAAGCCATCCGACAACCTTAACGGCAATGAAAGCCTTGGCTGCCATTTTTAACTTGGACATCCAATTCACACTGTTGCCGAACTCATTGTTCATGTTGTTACCTGCACTGCGTAACTCGCTCATGCGGGCACGGACTTCTCTGAGACGGGTATTGAGTTTGGCATATTCTTCCGGATTCGCAGATTCAGTCATATCATCCAAAGCAGCGGAAAGCTCCTTAGCTTCTTTCTTGAGCTGTCTCATGGTGAGATCGTTGACTTTCAAGTTACGGGTCAGCAGACTTATTTTCTCATTGTTTTTGGAAATTTTGGCAGTATAGTCTTTGCACTCTTTCGCAAGGTTCTGATAGTCTTTCGTGTTCTTTTTGCCTTGGGCTTCGAGCTCCACCATAGCCTTGCGGCGTTCGGCCTCTTCCTTTTTCAAAGCCTTGGTTTCCTTGGTCAGTGTATGCAGCTCTTCCTGAAGCTTGGAACTATCACCTGAGATTATGAGTTTGATTTCGTCTTCGGATAAATGCTTTTTTGCCATAATGTTACCAGTTTGAGTTTTCATATTGAAGGGCCTGCTCCAGTTCCTTGCGAATATTGGTACGAACTTCTTCCGTGAAACCGTACTTTATTTCCGGGAATGTCTCATGATACAGCACTCCCCAGACCACCCGGTTATAAAGAGCAAGATTACGGCGAATATGACGGGAAATACGGTCATCGGCTCCACGACGATAATAGATGTCAAGAAAGCGGAGATATGGGAATATACGCAGATAATAGGCTTGTTTCGTATCTGATTCCTGGGCAATGAACGGACGTTTCTGAAGATGTGCCACCAGGTCACCGGATCGTGAGTTGAGATATGTACGCACAACTTTTTCTTGTGTCTCATAAATAAGGTTGATGCCTTGAGACATTATATCATGGACAAAACGTTCTCTGACAAGCTGGTCTGTAATCATATTCACTGTTATTTCCAGCGAAGATAGAATAGGGGAGGCGGTACGGAAAGGACATAAAAACGAAGGGGCAACTATTCATCACGAACAATTACCCCCTATATGACAGTAGTATTTAGTTTTTCGCTTGGAGCATCCACCGGAAGTCCAGTCCTGATGAACCAGGACGGTTCTGGTATTTATAACCGGCATCAAGCATGGCTTGATGAACCTGCTCCTTACTAATATGCGCTCCAGGATCAATGCGACGAATAGCGTCGTAGACTTCATCCGTAGTGAACCAATGGGTGGCATGGCGTGCATCCGGGGCAGGTTTGAACGATGCGGACAAGGATGCTATATGGATACTGATATCGGTAATTTTCTGTTCTTGCTCTTTATTTTTCATTTTGTCCTCCTTTCTCATTAACATCAAGCGCATGCTGTAGGCAGGCAATGATTTCACGGGCATCCTCCGCAGAGATGTCGCACATCACATAGTTGCCATAATAAGCAAGGCAATATTTAGATTCACTTGTTTCAGTTCCTGTACAAAGACGTTCGGCTTGAACATAAATATCTTTTTGTGCTATAGACTTGATACGGTTCATTTGGCACCTCCTTTCTGGCACTTCTTTGCCTTATAAACGCACAATGCAGTGACCACAACCAATGGTGGGAACACCATCCCGGCACATGCCCATACGATGGCGCGGAAGTACCAGCGGTCTGCTTCGGTCTTGACTTCGCAGTCGGGAGCCAAAGCACGGTAGTAACGGCGCTGGAGGTTATTGACTTGCTCGGTAAGAGCGTTAACGGATTCGCCCACGGTAGGGATGCCGGAGGCAGGCACGTTGAGAGTGCCGGGAATTTGATTTTTCATTCTGTAACTGTTTCGCATATAGGCAGAAAAACGGCTGCCATATCCCGTGTCGCGAAACAGTTACAGATTTCCGCCCGAAAGCAAAAGTGTAATGGGAGAGGCAGGCGCCAATGTCGTATGTATCATTTTACTGACATCAGTAAAACAGCTAATGTATGGACATGAAAAAAGCCCATCATAATTCATGAGCATTAACCGAAGCTCGCGGTACGGATATCAGTCCGTAACTGTTTCGCTGCTGCAAATATGGTGAAAGTTTTTGGAATGGCAAAAGAAAAAGGTTATTTTTGGAATAAAAGAAAGAAGTTATGCAAGACCAATACAAATTAACTCAGTTGGGGGATAGAATCAATAAAGTATGTACGGATTTCAACTTATTGAAAGAATCTATCAGCTGGCTTCCAATCATCATCATGATATGCTTTTTATCAGGTCTGATAATAGGACTCTTGATAGGCTTCCTATAAGTGCAAATATACCCCATTTCTGCACATGTTAAAATTTTCATGTGCAGAAAATGCATTTTTGTTCAATAAAGAAGAAATACATAAAATTTTCTTTATGGAATTTGTACATAAATAAAATTTTATGTATATTTGCATTGTCATTAAAACAAAGAGATATGGAAAAAGAAACAAAAATGCAACTGGTTGCAAAGCTTACCCAGTTAAAATTGTTATCTAAAATGTATGAACACACTTTCAAGAATGCAGGAAACCAAATGAGTAGGCAGAAGATGGATGAACTCTTGGATGCAAAACTGGAAACAGACAAACAGATAGCACTTTTAGAAAAGGTTTTGAAAGAATTGGAAAAATGAAGTTAAACAAGCTCCCCATAAGGGGAGCACAAAACAATAAGCTTATGGCACTTAAAGATGATTTGAAGAAATTGCATGAAATCGCTCACTCCGGCACACCGGATGCCATGGAGAAATATGTTGCTCTCTCTGATGAAATAACCAGTAAATACACAGATCAGAAAGATGTTGATGCAATAGCCGATTTCCTAATCAATGGCTACAAGGAGGTTTCATCAGAAGCTGAAGAATTGAACAACTATATCACATTGAAGCAGCAAATAGCTCCCTACACGGAAATCATTCCATTGGGATACATTGCCAAGAAATATTTCGGTAAAAGTACCGCATGGCTTAGCCAACGTATCAATGGCAGCAAAGTTAGGGGTAAAGTTTATACGCTCAGCAAAAAGGATTTGGAGACATTCAACTTTGCCCTCCAGGATATAAGCAAACAATTAGGTTCACTCTCCATATCTTGAGAGACGTTTTATGACAACTTATCCCCGTAGTATGAACCGCTACGGGGATTTTTCGTTCTACTGCCCACATCAATATAAAGAAGGCTTTCACACAAGTTGGAAGCCTTCTTTTGTTTGGAGGGGGATTATTCTACTTTCATATACCCGTTGGAAAGCAAATCCTCCAAAAAATGCTCCGGGGTATCAGCTCGGACTACATGCCCCGTCTGGTCATGGAAACGGTCGGCGAAATGGTACATATATTCCTGGTCGGTACATTCACTGTCGAAACGGCTGCTTTCACGGAGTTTGGTTACAAAGTCTGCAGGGCAGGAGGCGGCAATTATACCGCCATCCTGCAAAGTGTAAGTTGTCATCATATTATGCTAATTTTTTGGTTCTCAATTTGAAAAAAACTTTTTGGTCGGCTGTCAAAAAAGGGATATTTGAAAGCGGGCATCCCGAATTCACCATGCCATGTTTTGCAAAGGTAATCATGTTGGCGGCAAACCGTATCCAATTTTCCATCTTTGTGAAATTGGTGGTACCCGAATGCTGGCGAAATTCAACTGTGCGGTGGCGTGCGTAAGCCTCAAGGTTCAATTTGTGGTAGCGGTCGTTTCCGAAGGCTGAACGTAGCTGCATGATGTTCTCTGCCTCCGTTATGCTGCGTTCCGAAATTCCGGCAAGACATTTGCAATATCTGTTGTTCCGACGGGTGCCCGGCATAAAGGAGTCAATTACCGGTTCGAGGCGGCGGTAAGTTATTGCAAGGTTACGCCAGGTTTCAATGGTAAAGTCTGCAGCGTCCATGTGTATATGAAGGCCGCAGCTGTCGTTCACCTTCACATTGCAATAATCGAGCACCCAGCATACTTTCTGAAGTTCCTGCAATCCGGCTTCCCCTTCAAGTATCGGGCTTACCAGCTCGAAAGTATCGTTCCCTCTAAGACTGCTGTCTGTAACCAGCTTCCAATGGTCGCGGGTGTTATGGTTGTAACCTTCTACTGCAACTGCAATTCCGGCCTCACGAAGTTCACGGGCAAGAACTCCCTTTTCGCAGTTATATGCCTCTATCTCGATGCCGAAACGTCTGTTGAAAGTATAGTCCAATTCGGGGCAGGCTGCGATGGCCGGTTGCTGACCGAATCTTCCGGCTTCCAGCATTTTCTTGTATACGTTCTGCACGAAACCGTAATTTCCGTTTGTTACCAAATCGGCTATCTGGCGGCGGGTCAGACCTAAAAGAAGGAGCTGCTGTATCTTTGCCGTCTTTGTTATGCTTTGGTTAAGAATGTTTGTAACTTGTTCGTTCATAATGTTTTATCCTTTATTTTTCGTACAGCTAAGGTAACACTATTAACGCGCATAACGTAGTAATATCTTATTTATTATCAGTGTGTTAGCTTTGTTTAGCGTGAGTAAAAAGATGATTATTTCTCGTGGTAGGGATGACGGAAAAAAGTAATCAGGAGTAGCTCCTGACCGCGAACTTCGACAGCCCACGGCCAGGATGGAAATAAACAACATGAACAAAAAGTTTCTGAACCATTTAATGGTCCGATATCTGCTACTCACTAAGGGATGGTTTGACATTGAACAAATCGGTTGCTGCAGAACTGAACATGAGTGTCCAACCTATGGATTTGAATTCGGATGAGACAAAAGGGATAATGTCATGATTCTCCGATATCTTATCAAGCCATGGCAAATCCTCAGACCGTGAATCGAGAATAAGCCTTTTCCGAAGTGCCGCAAGGAGAGACAAGCTCATTTCCGAGGCAATGGCCGTCTCAACCATGTCTGCGGAATCCGAAACTTTCATGGCTATGGTAGCTGCAAGTTTCTGGCTGTCAAGAATGGAGTTGTGTGTGTCACGGCTTGATGTGAATTCTCCGAAATCCACGAACAGATAGTTGCCGGTAATATTATCGACGCGCTTCTTTACGTAATCATATGACTGCCCGAAAACAAGATTCTCAAGTTCGGGCATTATCGGTTCCGGGAGTTTTTTGACATACCCAAGCAGTTCCGCATATTGGATAAAGTCACTTGAGCCGTTGGCGAACATGGAGACAACCCCTTCCTTTTGGGGAAAACGGGCAAAATATCTGAGCAAATCAAGTATCATAGGATTTCATTTATTATGTGAATTGGAAGTCTGGTTTCTCTGGCAATATCCGCTTTATCCATTTTGGCCGCATGCAGGCTGCGCACTGTATCAATAATTTTTTTCCGGAGGATGGTCAAATACTGGATGACATTCATGTGTTCGATGGTTTCAATATCCCCAAACCCGTCTGAACTCAAGTTGTACAGAGACTCAAGTGCACCCGTGGAAATGGCAGAAACTTTGGTCTCCTCAAGTTCTGTAAGCAACTTGAATTCAGTTCTGGTAAACAGATAATTGATGAAGGCCTGAAAGTTGAAGGCTACGGAAACAAGCTCATTCATCGGTGCCTCCGTGAACTTCTGTGCCAACTTATGCGCACCGGCAGATGAATACCGGTCCGGATAATAAAGGATGGCAGCCAGTAGAGGAAGCTGCTCTTTCGGACAGCCGAGGAGACTGCGTGCTTCAATGAACTGGAGTGCCGTAAGCGAGCATGTAAGACGGTTGAACATGGTTTCTATATTATAGGCAAAAAAAGTCTCATCCTCAAGATGTATTGCCGGAACCAATTGTTTGCAGAAACATGAGTCGACTGCATATTTGTAGTCCAGTCTGTCCAGATACCTGGATATGGTTATTCCATGCAACCGGTGTGGTGGTATCTTCTTACAGAGTCTGTATGTTTCAGAATCCAATACCTGGAGTGCTGCATCATTATCCGGATAGACAATCGTGAACGGAAATGTCACCTGCTCTGCAAGCCAGGCCACATTTGCCCATCCATCCGTATTCCTTATTTTTTGAAGATTCCATCCCATAATCCGGCAAACATAATTCGCACGGACCATGCCGACGGATATTTTTCCCTCCGCAAACCTTTGTATATCACGCATGAGTGCTTGGAAGTGATAAGGAGTTAATCCATCCCAGGAATTGGGGATGCTGTATTGCATTCCTTTTGCTATAAAATCTATTGTCAACATGGCATCAGCATTATTATGTCGTCCGGACGGTTAAAGGATGTGTTCGTATCTACAGAGCCGGAACTGTCCGTTGACAAAAGCAGATCTATATTGGCCAGTTCCCGCTTCACCTCTTCAAGCAGAGAAGCGGACAACTCAAGCATGCGGGCCTGCTCATCCTTCCCAGACCTGCTTGCCTTAGACTCGTCAAACAGACTTCTTATTGTCGGTGGAAACTCTATAATGTCAAATCTCCGCAGGGCAATGGCTATGGTCTGCTTGGCGAGGCATCGTTTGAGCGGGCGCAATACCTCCTCCTTTTTCTCTGCCCGTTCAAAATAGGCCGATATCCCGTCATCCAGCGCTTCGCTCTGGATCGGTATGGTCCGGAAAAAGAACAGATAGGACATGTCTATCGTATACAGCATGTCGAACTCCTCCGTACTCTTTATTTTAAGAACATCAAGCATCTTTTTGTATCTCGTTTCTTTCCAGGAGGGTACGGTCTGACTGTTGTCAAGCAACTGGATGACAGTATCCATGGCATTATAATAATTCTCGATATACGACCTGCGCATGCTTTCCTGCTCATGCTTGTATATATCGACATCATCCTTACGCTTGGATACAACATCAAAAATGAGCTGTTTGGCCATGGTAAGATTGGCCATAGCAAGACGCAGGGCCTCCTTCAGTTCGCCCTCGTCTGCCGTCAGATCGGTGTAGACATCTTTGGTAAGGATGATAACCATCTGCTTTTTCGCAGAAATGGCAGACGAATTGAGCTGGTCGAAAGTGACATTGCTCTCTGCATAGGGAGCATACTTCCGAAATTCCGAAATGGTGGTAAACAGTTCTTCCAATATTCTCATGACTGTTGCTGATTTAGTCTGTTTTGAGGTGAAACATCTTCCTGGCGTGCCGGGACTTCGCGATAGAATCCAAGACGGTACCCCTGGCTGTACAAATGGGGAAAGTTAATCTGTATGGCCATATTGAACGGTTCGGAGCATATTTCGTCTTCCGAGGTCAGTGACATAATGTATATCAGATAGTTGTAATACGCATCGGCTCCTGATTTGGATATGACCCCGTCCTTGCTGACACTGGATATGGAGGAGTCAAGTCCCACGCTTGACAGCAGCACCTCATCGGCGCGTTTGTCATAGGATATCAAGGCATCGATATATTCCTTGTATTTCAAATCAACCGTCTCTATCTTCCAGCGTTCCTCTTCGCCCTGGCTGTTCTTGAAGCTGATTGTCGCATACGCCTTACCCTGGTTGTCTGCACCGGACAGATAGCGGGAGATCTTGCGCAGTTCAGACTGCAGATACTTTATCAGGGTGGATTCCTTGAATTCCGAACCAATCACGATGCCATTGTACATCAGTTCTTCCTCATTGTTTTTCTTGCGCCGTTTATTCTCGTCGCAGAGTTTGGTTATCTGGATCCTCTTGGACTCAAGCCAGGCATTGGGGATGACAATGTGTATCTTGGCGGCAAGCGAATTACGTAAAAAGGAGTTGATATAATCAGCCGTATCGTTGGAACCCTTGATGTAGGAGCGGGTACCGGCATGGGTTTCGTTCACACCGTAGAACTCATCCACGGATTTTTCCCGGTGATGGGAAATGGCCGCGAATCTGTAATTGGCAAGCTCCGAAAAGGAAAACTTCGGATAGATGCGGAAAGTGGATGTGCCATACCCCCAACGCCCTACGGCAATGTAGCGGAAATCCCGGTAGTAGACAACATCTGTCGCCACATCCTTCTTGGTGGTGGCCAGCCGGCAATGTCTGTTCTCCATGGATTCAAGGCCGGCAACGGGCATCGTCCCTCTTGCTTTTCCCTTTGTGAAGCGCCACTTTACGAAACAGTCCCTGAAATAGTAGTAGTTCTTGATGATTGATTTGGCCACTTCCTTATAACCCGATTCAAGACCGCGCTGTTCCCAACTGTTGAGCCAGTCCATGATTTCCGGACAGTCAACCCACTGTTTCTGAAGTTTCCCGTCCACGATTGCCGGCTTGTACACGGCAAGCCCATGGCCATACAGCATGCTGACCTGCTTGGTAATCAGTCTTGGCAGAAGCCGGTTCTTCTTTATGTCGGACGCGACTTCCTCGCATTTCATGTTGTTGAAGCCACGGCTGCACACCTGGAATCCTTGGATGCTCTGCCACTGCGTATCCGGAAGACTTCCTCCACTCAGGGGGAACATCGGGTCCGGTTCCAGGACTGAAGCCATTGGCCTGTCTCCAATCTGGAAGGATATTACATTGTCATCGTCAAGATAGCAACCGAAGTTGCCTACCATTTTGAGATTGCTTTTACTCATAACCAATCTATTTTATGAAGTTTGAAACCATCTTGAGGAAAGCCCATGTACCTGATGAGAATACGGTAGCACATCTTGGGTTCCCCGTCTGCGTCTGTAAACAGAAAGAAGTTGTCACTGTCTATACTGAATCTTTCTTCAGGCAGTTGAGTACGCCATCTGCATCCTTCTTTAACTGTCAATGTGGCTGATGCCTCCCCCTTATGCCTGGAACACGGGAAGAAGGCAATGGTAAAGCAGCCGTTAGGCAGTTTTGATATCTCTTTGGCCCATTGCATCGCTTGAATACCGGTCATTGTCATTTCCATGCCCGAAAGTAGCAGGTTTCTACTGTGGGAAAAAGGACGGGAAGCACCCTCCGTCATATTTCCGAGGAACCTCGAAGAATGCCTTGCAACTCCAAAACTCAGCGGTGCGTGCTGAACAGCCTCTCACGAAGAAAACGCTTTCCTTTTTCAAAAATATAAAAGTCTGGTTTCCAAATGAAAAGCGTTTGTTTCAATGTCAAACGATACCATTATTGTATCTTTACTGACTATTTTTATAGTGAAAAACAGCCGTTATATAGCCAGATTATCAGGTAAATTGTCCGGCATGGACGATAATTCACTCAACACTTTGTTTCCATAACGCCCGAAAAGAAGATAAATCAGGGCACTGGGAAGCTGCGTTGTCAGTCCGGCCTGGTTCTTGAGGGGCACTTTCTTTTCCGAAGATTTGTCCAGCTCGATGCGGCCTTCCGTTTTTTTCAACGGTGACAGCATAATGGCACTGCAAAGGTTCCTGCACTCGTTTTCATCTATCAAAATTTCCGGCAAGGCATTGCTCCTGCCTCCAAACATAAGAAGCAACAACTTGAACTGCTGCCAATGGTAGACGGTGGCCTGCCCTTCGTTCATCAGTTCCACCTCAAAGCCATAACTTTCCAGCTCTCGCTTCAGGGCACGGCTGTCGGTGGTAATCTGCTCCAGTTCCTCGCGGCGTTTGTTCCCCGCACGGTCAGGGTAGAGAATGATACGCTTATTCAAGGAATCAGCACCGAAAAACTCATAGAACTGACGGGCGAGTTCGGGCTGTTCATCCGGGTAGCAGCAATAGAACTCTTTGATTATGCGGAGCTGACGGCCGTATTCCTTTTCCTGCCCGACAACAAGGCTGGAGAAGTGGCCGGGGTCATATCCGACCAAAAGCTCGTCACGCTTGTTGTAGTGCTTCAAATAGCGGGCTGTGAGTAGAAAATGTTCCCGCAGGTCAAGTCGTAGAATGGATTCATAAATATAGCTGTCTGCATACTGATGTTTCTCCTTGTTGTAGTTGGCGAAGAATTTGTTGATAACCTCCTTATGACGGATAGCGCAGATGGAAGTGAGGAATTCGTCCATATCCAAGGTCTCAAGCTGCGTCTTGAAGAACTTCGGACCAAGAATATCCTTGTTGCAGAAGGAACTGGCACGGACGTACAACGTGGCGTTACGGCGCATGTCTGCCAGGCGGGGCTGCCATAAGGATATGATGCGGTCCTGCCTGATGATTTCAAGACGGATATGTTCAAGGGTAACGGGATTTGTCGTTTCCCGTTGGGAATTTATGAGCTTGTATTTCTGATAGATAGCTGCATTTACATGAAGCGCAACTGTAGAAATTTCCTCCATCAGTTTCGTATCCATATTCTTCTCATATTCCTCGAACCAGTCATCTTCGCCGAGATCCACACGCGCGGTATCGGATACGCCCGTGATACCTTGGTAATAAGGTGACCGGCGTATTTCGGCACTGGCACCACGGAGGGAAGGGAACAAGCGGGTTTTCAATTTCTCCCCTTTGTTGTGTTTCATCTCTTCAATGATGGCGTGGACGGCAGAGCGTCCGGCAACGGACTCCGGCTGGTCCGAACTTACCAACTGGATGTGATGGCCATCCCGGAAAACGACACTGTGTTTGGGGTAGGATATGGGATATCGGGGCTTGCGGAAATGAGAAGGGAGCTTATTTTCGCCCACCACATAGTCAATACCATATTCCAGCATGGAGCGCGCCTTCCCACCTACGGTGACTTCCCTGGAGAAATAAGCCTGAAGGTTGGGCCATACGTTCGTCATCAGGGCAACGTAGGTCTTATGTACCAGAAACGACAGTTCGCCTGGCATGTCATTGGCCACACGGATGATACGTGGGCCGGTGATACCTTCCGTCTTGCCACCTGCACGCGCCACCTCGGCAAATATGTTGTTGGCATCGATGACATTGACCAGTATCTGCATCTGGTTCATGTAGTATTCCTCAAACCGGGAAGTGGTTTCAATATCTGTTTCCATCTCACTCTTCATTAAGTTCTTCGTATTCAGCTTCCTCAATATCCGCATCGCGCAGCAGGCGCTTCTTTTCGGCCTTCTCGATGGGAAGGTTCTCTATCAGGTTCAGATAGAAGCCTTTATTGTGCTTGGAGGCAATCTCCTTCAGAGAGGCCTTGCTGTATCCCAGGTCTTCCGGAGTAAGCTCGGGAGATATCAGGAAAACGATTCCCAGATTACGGTCGGCTTCGGCAATCTCGGCGGCACGGCGACGGCACTCCAGGGCGGCATAGCACTTGCCCTGGGTCTTGTAGTCACCGGCAGCCGCACAAAGCTTGGCAAGATCCTCGTACTTGTCGGCATAGTTGGACTCCCACACCTTGATGGACACATTGTTGTCGATATTGAAGTAATTGATGGCCGCATAAATGCGTGCCTTGCATGTACGTTCATCCACATTTATCTGCTGCTGGGCATTGATGCGCTGGCGCAGCTGCTTGGCGGCACGGGTGATGTTACGCTCGTATTCGTAAATCTCCGCTGCCCATTGCAGCTGCTTGAGAAATAACTGCACATCGGCAGGAATGCCGTCACACTTTCCGGTGGTGAGGAATGCGGATATCAAGTCCGGATGTATCTTATCAAGGGTGTCGAGTCTGGTCATATTCCAAAGAGTTGGTTTCTTAAGTCTTTGACTGTCCGTTCCTGCTTACGTGTTTCCAAGGTCTCAATGGCCGACACATCACCGGTCTCGGCTTTCTTGGCAAGTTCGGCATCGATATTGTATTCTCCCAGGGCACAACCGTTACGGTAGGCGTCGTAATATACGTCACCGGGTATCGACAGACGGACTATAAGTGCCGTTTTTTCTTTCCCACGCAGGCCGAGAAGCGTACATATACGTTGGGGAGTGTACCCCAAGGCACCGAAAGTACGCACCTGGGATACATATTCGTCACCTATCAAGGTGGCCTTATCGACATTTGAAGTTGGGCTGATTTCATTTTTCATGTTATTGTTCTATTTCGTTGATGGTCTTATATATCTGATATATCACTTGCGGCACCATGGCATTTCCATAGGCTTTTATAGCTTCTGTCCTCCATCTGGAATAAGGGTTTTGACGGATGGACCGGGAGCCTTTAAAAATGGCATCAGTATCCAATAGGTCGGAAATCCCATCATCTCCTCGACAAATAGGGGGTTGAGTTGGGAAGTCTTCCCAATACCGTAATCCGCATGTATTTCCCCACGCAGACTCGTTCTCTGGAGAGAGGGGTTTTTCCTTGTCGAGCCTCCCTTCCAATCCGATGCAGTCGGTGTGCTCATCAGATGGAAAATCCTTCCAAGTCCTACACTTCCGTTCGAACCGTTCTGATTCACTTTCCGAAACATCCCGTTCTTCGTAATGATAAAGCGGTCGTTCTGTCCTATTACTGCACCAATTGAACTGTCCGCCGCTTGAGGAGTAGGAAGAAGTCCCCCATAAACAAGCTGGCTTAGCAGACTGTTGTATGTCGTTCCGTTCTTGTATCCCTTTTTGAGTGCCCTTTCCTTCATTTTTTCCGGTGCTTCGCAACGTTGGACAGTCGTGGGAGTCTGCAACAAATTCGTACGGAGGTATTCTGCCATCCGTATCCGATTTTCCTTCACTCTTTTTTTTTCGTAATCTGAAGCTGTTGTTACAAGCGATGAACCAGACTCTGTCTCTTCTATGGGGCGCACCGACGGCACAAGCCGGTATAACAATCGGTTGGACAGTATATCCTTCGGCTTCAAGGTCCTTGCAGATGGTTTCGATGACAAACTCCTGTTTATCCTCATGCTCCGTAGCCGGCATACTTTCCATGTCAGCCTTCTTGCCGGGTTGTACCATTGATAAGATGCCAGCAACATTCTCACCAACAACCCAAGGCGGTCTGATTTCCCGTATGGCACGTTTAAATTCCGGCCAGAGGTAGCGGTTATCTTCTGTTCCCTTTCTCTTTCCGGCCACACTGAACGGTTGGCATGGAAATCCTCCCGTGAGGACATCAATTTTCCCTTGCCATTCTCTAAAATCTGTTTTTGTGATATCCTCATAACTTTTTGAATTAGTGAACCAATAATTAAGTACTTGTCTACAAAATGGGTTGATTTCACAATGGAATACATTTTCCCAACCCAACCAATAAGCGGCCAATTCCGGCGCACCTATTCCGCTGAAAAGTGATGCATGTCTCATTGGATTACCTTGTTTTGGTCAGCTATCATATCAGCTGTCTGTTTCACATCCAGTAATTCTCCGTTCCGGACTAACCGGATGGGCTGTCCAGGGAACATGGCGCGGTATCGGTAAATGGTGGCGGTAACATATTTCGGGTCTATCTCCATAGCATGACAGATACGGTCTATCTGCTGGCATGCCATGAGGGTTGAACCGGATCCGGAGAAGATGTCGAGGACTATCTGACCGGGAGTGCTGGAATTGGATATGGGATATGCCATAAGGGCTATGGGCTTCATTGTCGGATGTATGGCATTGCGCTGCGGCTTGTCGAAATTCCAGACGGTAGTCTGCTTACGGTCGGAATTCCATTGATGTCCGGCACCCGGTTTCCAGCCATATAGACAAGGTTCATGCTGCCATTGATAATCCTGGCGTCCCATCACCATAGTATTCTTTACCCAGATGCAGCATTGTGCAATCTTGAATCCCGCTTTCCTGAGAGAAGCCCGGAAATTCTCGCCTTCACTGTCCGCATGGAATATATAGTAGGATCCTCCCGGCTTGAGTACGGCAAACATGACAGAAAACACTTGCTTGAGAAAGGTGGCGAACAAGTCGTTTTCCATGGAATCGTTCTGAATGGTGAGTTCCTCCTCTGTACCGCCTTCATAGTTCACATTGTACGGCGGGTCTGTGACGCACAAGTCCGCATGCTGCCCGTCCATCAGCGCCGTGATGTCCGCTTTGGAACGGCAATCGCCACACATCAGCCGGTGACTGCCGAGCAACCATATATCGCCGGGTCTGGCAATTACAGTATCTTCAGATGCAGGAACATTAAAATCGGTGGCATCTTCCTGCACATTTTCCGACTCATGCTCTTGGGCAAACAAGGGAGATAGCTGCCCGAAATCAGTGGTCTTGACCTCATAACCCAGGTTGAAGCGCTGCAGGGTGTCAGAATCTATATTATATTTTTTGAACAGCAGGGTATCCGGATTCCTGGTGGCAAACTCGGAATTATAGGCTGCGATTTCTTCTACCGCTTCCTTCTTGTCTGCCGCAAAAATGGGTTCATAAGGTATTTCCGGTATTGTAAACCCGGACTTGCGCAATGCAAGCAGTGCTTTCCGTCTCTGATGGGCATCGATAATCCAGAGCTTTCCGTCCGGATCCTGCCAGGCTTTGAATGCATACTTGAAACCACGGGTGATGATAAGCATCTGCAGTTTCGATAATTTGTCAGGATCAGACTTCTTGAAGTCTTCCTGAAGCTCCAAGAACGAATCCAGCGGGGCAGTAGGCAAACCACCCAAATTAAATACTTCTATCAGCTTTTCCATTTTACTTCGAATTGAATTTTTGCAATATTGCTTTGAACAGTGATTCCCGTTCACGGTGACGTCGGAGATTCTCCTTGTCTTGGGTGCGCTTGTTTTGCCTGTCAGCGCGTTTCAGGTAACACTCGTATCTGCGGATATTGTCCGTCACATTCTTATGCAGGCGCAGGAACTCCTGCGGGTCCGTCTGCAGCAGCTTCTCCAGTTGTGCTCTCTCTGACTGGTGTGCTATGAGCGGATGAATGTAGAGGAACTTCCCAGTGTCGTTGAACGATTGCAGCTCATCGAATGCCTGAAGATTACGGATACGCAGTTCCACCATGTCCATGATGTCACGCTTCTGCGGTTTTCTTTCCAGACTTTCGTCGAGCTGCTTCATCTGTTTCCAAGTGACCACACGGTCGTTGTAGATGAGTGTGGCTATTTGGACTTGCGGGTCGAAGAGGTTGTCCCAGTCGATTTGCGGGTATTCCTCTTGCTTTTGGACTTTTCCGGAGTTTCTTTGGCCGGCTCTTTTTTTTTCTCTTCTTCCAGAGCCTGCTCAGTCTCCCGGGCACGAGCTTCCGCTTCATCCCTGGCTTCCTCCGCTTCATCGGCACGCTGTTCGGCTTCTTCAGCACGGGCTTCCGCTTCTTCAAGCACTTGTTTCAACTCTTCTGCCGAGTTGTCTGCCGGAGCTGTTTTAGGCTTTTCCACGTCATCATGTGGACCGGTCTCTTCGGTATGTGTTGTTTCCCCTTCGGGCATTTGCTGTTTTTTTCCGGCCGTCTTTTTCGTGGCAGGACCTTTTGTTTTCTTTTCTCCGGCATCTTCAGCCTCTTTTGCCTTTTTTGCAATCATAGCCCGGCGATACTCACGTATTTCCTCACGTGTGGCACAATCTAACAAAGCATAAAGGATATCATCGGCATAACGTTTGGGGTTGCGTGAGAATGTGGCAAGCTGCGGAAATCCAGGAACTTCTTTAGCCAGTAACTCAAGGTCATATTGTGCCACATCCGGATTCCGGAGAGCTACGAAATGTGTCTTCTTTTCTTTGAAACTATACATAACATACAGATTTAAGTCCTACAAGCCAACACGCTGCCTATAAAGGAATTATGCAGGCTTGTAAGAAGTTGTTTTTACTAAGCTGTCTGCACACGGCTGCCGGATACCTCGACAAGTGTAGAGGCATCAAGCACCATGAAGGTGATGGAGGAACCCGCTTTGGCTGTCCAGGTAGCTCCATCCTCAAGCACAAAGCTGTTGCCGTCGGCAATGGTGGCCGCCTTGTCGGTACCGGTACCCTCAAGTGTGATGTAACGTCCCTTATCATTGGCTGTCAATCCGCTGACGGTGGAAATGGCGTATGTGCCTTCACTGCCATCGGGGATGGTATAACGGTTGTTGGTGGATTTAATGGCAAGTGCCGTTGCGTCAGCCGTGTGAGCCGCTGCCGGAGCACGGACAATATCGCCCGTATACTTGTAGTACTGGTCAATGCTTGTACGTGTGAAGGTATAGGTTACATAACGCCCGTCCTTGTCATTTTTGGACTCGAAAGAGGAGAGTACCATCGGACGGTCATAGTTGCCGAGAATGTACCACTGCGCATCGCCCACTTCCTTGAAAAGGATGATGAACTTGCCTCCGGCATGCTGTTCAATGAAATCGAGCAGCTGGTCACGCATGCCGCCCATGACGGCAACAAAAGTGTTGGTACCGCTGGTGGTAATGTCACCCTTCTCGCCGGTTGAAGTGTAGGTGGGAATATCGTGAGCCGCAAAGTACTTCATATATTGTCCGGCTTTCATCGGGATGGTGCTTATCTCACGCTGCTGGTTAGGAAGCGGAAAGGGCACATCGGAATTTACCTGGTCGATATCCACCAAATAAATCTTATAGGCGATGTTTGAGCCATGCGTCTTTCGGTCGGATACGTCATCCACGTCACCGATGACCATCATGGCGGCCAGTGTGGTACCGGAAAATCCGTAAATTCCCAGCACAGAACCGGGGGACATGACCATGTCAAGAATAAACACGAGTGCCAGAAGCACCATCAGCGAAAGGAAAAACCGGACCTGCATCTTACGGGCGGCCTGGTTCCCTTTACGGAAAGGATTTGAAATTCTTTTTGCTTTCATACAATTTTAATTTTTAAGTTATAAAAAACGGAGCGGGCTTAAGTGGACCCGCCCCGCGCTACCTGAAAACAATCTGTTCTTATAGACAACCAATTATCTGACTCCAGGAATGTTGGGCTGGAGTGCAGCGTTCACCTTGCGTACACCGCCCACCTGACGTTCCAGTTCCAGGAAGTTACCCTTGCTGTTCAGGATTACCATGATATAGTCACCCTCTTTGGTCGGAGTATAAGCTTCCGTAATGCCGGCAAACTTGTCCGACTTGGCGATGGTAGTGGCATTCTCGGTACTGCCACATTCAATAATGTAGGCTACACCGGCTTTGGCTCCCGTAATGTCCGTAATGGCTTTGGCGGCAGTGTTGGCCGCTGTTATCTGCCAGAATCCCTTTGAAGCATCGACAGTGGTCGCGTCCGCTGCCATATCGACGGCAGGTTTGTTCATGAAGATCTGCTGCCATTCGTAATTGTTGGCCTTCAGTTTTTCCAGGCTGTCAAAACGGCGGCCGGTGAACGAAGCGGCGGTACCTTCTTTCCAGGTGGACCATGCCTTTACCAGTTCCATGTCCTCTTTCACCTTGATAGAGAGCATCTCGCCCGGTACGAACTCCAGGAACTGGGAACGTCTATGAACATGAGAGGAAGCTGGCCGAGGTAAGGCAGCCAGATGATACGCATATTCGTGTCAGGAACCACGAACTTGTAGCTGTCTGGACCGGTAAAATCAATGTCCTTTCCATATTTGGCGCGTACATTCTTAATCCACCAGGGCAGATGGGTCTTATTCAGATAGAGGACGTGACGGTCAAGGTCCATGTCTTCAGTGCAGGACGTGACTACATCGCTGACAAACTCCTGAACGGAATCCAGCATGTTGGAAGCCGTGTAGCTGCGATAGGACTCGTCGTCATGGGGAAGGATCTTGAACTCATGCATGTAGCGGACCAACGTGTATATGATTCCGGTCGATGCGTTCAGGTAGCTGCCTGCGACACCCGTTTCCGGTTTGACATAGATACCGCGCATACGGCGTTTGTTCTGCTCCACCTGAGCGGTTTCCAATGAGTTCAGGATGCAGAACTCGATCATGTTCCATTTGATAGGGTCGGAGCCTTCCTTGTTCAGATAGGCGATGTACATGCGTTCCAGCTCTTTCATCGGACCGAACTTGAGCTTGATCATCGCATCGTCCACATGGCCCATCTCGTTCTCAAGCTTCATGTCACCCTTCCAGATTTCACCCTGTTGGTAAGCTTGGGAAACTTCGGAGAAGAAGGCATTGAACACGAGGTCATGGTCCTGAATTCCATAGCGGACGGGGAAATACTGCGTGAGGTCGCGGACTGCGAGTACACGGGCTATCAGGGCATCCTGACGCAGAACCACATACTGGTTACCCACACCGGCTGTGTTCACCCCTTCGTAATTCGTACTGAATTCTCCGGCTGCCAGGCGTTTGGCGTCAAGCATGCCGTTTCTGTGCAGATAGCTGTAACGCTGCTGCAGTGAACGGGAGAAAGTAACGGCCT